AAATCAATTGATTAGAAGTTTCATTAAGATCATCAAATACATAATCTTCAACTAAACATTGCATTGATTCTAACTTACCAGCATATCTAAAGAATCCATTATTAGACATCCAATAGGCTGCGCCATCTACTTCAACAGCTGAATTTTTTCCTAGCAGTCCACAGTTCGTTCCAACTTGTTCAAAAGAAAAGGTAAAAGGAGCTCCTACAAATCTCATTAAATACATGGAGTTATCAGTCCAGATATAAATGGCATCTCGTCCTTTTTGAGCCCCCATAATTTTGGACCCATTAGCAAGCCTCTGAGTTCCTGCCGTATTGTTGGCTGTGACAGTATAAGAATCACTATCATTAATACTTTCTTGAGTAGAGAATCGTATAAACATGTCATCTTGAGTAGTACTATCAGTAACCGTTGTTGTAGTTCCAAAAAATATTAAGTGTCGAGCAGTTGGTGAAACTAGAACGTGTCTTGATTTAGCGGGAGCATTGGACATTACCGTTGCACGAGTCCCGGTTGGATTGGCAGCGGCTGCATCCCATTCATAACATGCTCCATTATAAACCAGAGCGATTAATTTTGTTCCATAGTTATCCAGAACCCATAACCCTGGTTCAATCGTATAGTCGGCTGAGGATGCTTCACCCCAGGCTACATAATCTGAAATATTGGTTACCGTATCACCTGAACTGTGAGTTGCGGGTGAGCTAGAACTAGATTGCGCCGTAGTTCCGTTTACTCCTCTTGCTCCTCCACTTAAAATTCCGGTAGTGGTATCGTTGTCGGTAAAAGAAATATCTTCTGTTCCTACTCTAATTTCTCCTGAAGAAGGAAAAGCAGTTGAGCTGGTAAGAGTAATGTTTGTGGTACTTACATCTGCAATGTTAGCAGCCAGAGTCGTTGTAGCTGCACCTGAAGCTTGGCCAGAAAAGTTTCCTGTACCCCATCCATAACCTCCAACTTCTTGAGCTGGTCCTACATGCACATAGCATTTAGCAGTTGCGGATCCTGCATTACTTAAAGGAGTTCCTGCTTCTGGTGTGTCCATAGTGATAGTAATTGTAGTAGCGGTAGGTACTGTCGTACACATAAATTTTATGCCTTCAAAAGTAGCATTATTATACGTAGAAGAACCCGTCACTCCACTGACTGTTTCGAACATAACAATATCATCTTCCGCGAGTCCATGTGCGCTAGGAAAAGTTATGGTCACACTTCTTTGACTTGAGGTGCTAGTAAAATCACAGCCCGCTATTGAAGTTCGAATAGGGTGGATGTCATAATATTGACCTCCTGAATATACATATAAAATTCTATTAGTACCTATCCCTGCGTATTTAGTACCTGCGTTATCATCAAAATGGTGTAGAGCTCGAGCAGCTCCAGTTAGTTTATCTTCTCCTAATTGATCCCATCCCCCTATTTTTTCAGGGGAACCATATCTAAAACGTACCATGTCGCCGCCGGTCCATTGTCCTTCGGCTCCTGTAGGAGTAACTTGTTTATTAAAACCCGGTGTAAAACCTAATTTTTGTAGCATAAGAAAATTCCGTTTATATTACAAATATACTATAACACTTGAACTTTCAAGGCAGTAATGATATAGAATGGCCATGAAAGAGTATAGAGTTATTATATGATATTAAAGAATTTGTACTGGTATTTTCATAAAGCTGTTCCTAATCATATTTGTGATAAGATTCTAAAACTAGGTCTTTCTTCACCATCTTCTCAAGCTATTACTCATGGTATGAATAAATATCGTAATGACTCTTTTCGAGATTTAAAGAAGGATCCTTTAACAGCAGCAGAGAAAAAGATTCTATTTAAAAAAAGAAAGAACCATGTGGTCTGGCTCGAAGATCCTTTAATTTATAAGGTTCTTCAACCTTTTGTGAAGACTGCTAATGAAAATGCAGGCTGGAATTTTGATTGGGACTGGTCAGAACGAGCCCAATTTGGAATTTATAATCCCACAGGTTTCTATGGTTGGCATACAGATAGCTCTGCTCATGTAGCAACCAATATGAAGCAGCCTCAGACGTATGGAAAAATTAGAAAAATTACTTGCATTCTTCAACTGAGTAATTCAAAGGACTATGAAGGGGGAGATTTTCAATTTGATTTTAGGGGTGAAGATCCTGATATAGAAAAAAGAGTAATTATGCCAGTGCCTGTTCTCAGAGATAGAGGGACCGTTTTATGTTTTCCTTCTTTTGTATGGCACCGACTTACCCCCTTAACTAAGGGAAAAAGACATAGCTTAATTATATGGAATTGGGGAAAACCTTTTAAATGAACAAACCCATTCGTTCTTTTTATTATTGGTGGCAAATTTTTAATCCAGAAGAGGTTAAAAAATTAGATCGAGTCATTAATAAACATCTTATTACCGATACCGATTCTCCAGCTACGGGGGTAAAAAAAACAGGAAAAGTTAAATTTGTAAAATGGGAACATGTTAAAAATCTAATGACACCAGTAGTAGATCTTATTCATTTTGTAAACATGAAAAATTTTGGTTTTCATTTATATCCTTTATTAGATAAAAAAGTTCTTCATTATAATGTTTACGAAAAAGGGGAAGAATATGGTTTTCATGAAGATGGTATTAGCTCTCAAAACCCTGTGAGTGATTTTAAACTTACATGCTTATTAAACCTAACCTTGAATCCGGTTGAAGGAGGAGATTTTTATTTAGCCCATCACCACATTGATGCGTTCTCTAAAGCTGGACGACTAATTATTTTTCCTTCCTTTAGATGTCATGCCAGTAAACCAGTCACAAAAGGAATTAAAAAAACTTTAAGTTTATGGATGGAAGGACCTAAGTTTGTATGACTTATAAAATAAATAAGTATGAAATCATTCCGCATGCTATTTCAAAAGATATGGCTAATTTCTGCTTTAATTATTTATTATTAAAACGACGCGCTGTAAAATACATGGTTGAGGCAAAACATATTAAAAACAAAGATCACCGTAAAACTACTTATGGTCATTTTACTGATCCTCAAGTCATGGGAGTCTACAGCTGTTATGCAGATCCAGTAATTGAAACTTTATTAATGAAACTATTGTCAAGGATGCAACTTACTACTCGAATTCGTTTGATTCCTTGTTATGGGTATACACGTCTATATGAAAAAGGAGCTATCTTACCTCACCATGTAGATCGTAAAAGCTGTGAAGTATCAGCCACTTTACATCTCGGGGGAGACCCTTGGATAATGTATTTAGTGTTTAAGAAAAAAACCATAGAAGTTAATTTAACTCCTGGGGATATGTTAGTTTATGATGGGTCTTCCATTGTACACGGAAGACATCGTTTTACAGGAGAAGCGCATGGTCAAGCTTTTCTTCATTATAATAATAAAAAAGGAAAATGGGGAGAGCAAAACAAATTCGATAAACGCCCATGTTTAGGACTCCCATTTATGTTTAGAAAATGAGAATTTTAGGAATATCTCCTGGTCATGATAGTAGCGTATGTATTATCAAGGATGGTCAAATAGAATTTTTTGCTAAAGAAGAAAGATTCACTAGACTTAAAAGAGATCAATATCCTTTTACCGCTATCGATTTAGCCGCAGAACATTTTAAACCTATTGATTATGTAGCCTACTCCTGGCATCCTAATGATTGTAGAATTTTTGAAAGTATGAGTGCTTATATCTATAAAAAATTAAACCTTCCTATTACTGTTATGGATACTCATCACTTAGCTCATGCGGCAGGGGCTTTTTATAATAGTGGATTTGAACGAGCTCTAGCCGTGATCATAGATCGTGATGGATCTATTCATGAAAATACATGGAGAAATTTTTATCATAAGGATAATAAAAAAGGAGGTAGAGAAGCTGAAAGTATATATGACTGTAGCTATCCTAATATTTTTAAGAGTATTTATAAAAATTACTGGACTTATGATAGTTTTAGTATTCTTAAAAAATATGAAGCAGCTACAACTTTAATTGGACAAAATTGTTTAGAAGGAGGAAAAACAATGGGTCTCGCTGCTTATGGAAAAAATGAAGTATACCCTAAAATTACTGATAAGGATTTAGAACATATTACGGTTCCGTGTAATGGAAGTTTAAAAACTTCCATATTTAAAGGAATGAAATCAAAAATAGCTAAAGAAATTACTCCTAAAAATTTTAAATTTTATGCTGATCCGTGCCAACATGTTCAATTAGAAACTCAACAAGAAGCCTTAGACTTAATTAAAAAGTGGGTAGAAATAACAGGGATTAAAAATATTTGTATTGGAGGAGGTTACGGTTTAAATGTCGTCGCCAACAGTTATTATATCAGCGAACTTCCGGACTGTAATTTTTATTTTGATCCATTAGCTGATGATACGGGAACCAGTATTGGAGCAGCTTGTTTTCTTTATCATAAAATAACACAAGACCCTAAACTTTATTCTCCTAAAAATAATTTTTATCATTTCTATGAAAATTGTTTTAATCAGTATGGAAAGAAAGCTTCTTTAAAAGATGTAGTAAACTTATTACTAAAGCAACAGGCTGTAGGTTTATTTGAAGGATCTCCTGAGGCAGGTCCCCGAGCTCTGGGCCATCGTTCCTTACTCTTAGACCCCAGAAATCCGAAAGGAAAAGATATTATTAATGTAATAAAAAAACGAGAATGGTATCGTCCTTTTGCAGGCGTCATCCTTAAGGAACATTTTGATAAATATTTTCACACATTGGGAGTAAAAGAGTCTCCCTACATGACTTTAAATTTTAAATGTAAACAACCAAAAAAAATCCCTGCCATTGTCCATGTAGATAATACGTGTCGAGTTCAAACCGTGGATCGTGGGTGTCTCTATGATATTCTTACCTTATTTTATAAAGAAACAGGATGCCCTATTTTATTAAACACGAGTCTTAATCTTGCAGGTGAGCCTTTAGTTCAAACCAAGACTGAAGCCAAGAATTCTTTTGAGCATATTTATTTTGTGGAGGATGAAAGATTAACATGATAAAAATAACACCCTCCTATTTGCCCCAAAAAGATTTTGAAGAATTACAAAAATTAATTATATGGAACAAAAGCTTTCCTTTTTATTTAAATAAAGATGTAGCGTAGAAAAATGAATGTGTTTCCTACCCTTATTCTTTCTGTGGTACTCACGGCATTTATCAAGAAGATACTCCACGCAGTACCCATTATTCCTATTTCTCAGAAATGTTCCGCCCTCGTTTAAAATGGACAAGTTTACTAAGGATTAAAGTTAATTTTTATCCAGGGACTCCTACGCTTGTTGAACACGAGCCTCATACCGATTATCCTTTTCCACATCAAGGAGCAGTATTGGCGCTTAATACATGTAACGGTTTCACACGAATAAAGAATCGAACCATCCAGAGTGTGGCTAATCAAATGATTTTATTTGATCCTTCTAAACCCCATAATTCTACAACGTGTACAGATCAGAAAGGAAGATGGACAATTAATTTTAATTATTTTTAAAATGATAAAAGATTTTTTTAAAATAAAAAGGCATAAGTTTTATATCAAAGGAGTAGGTGAATTTATTCCTCCGCAAGAAGTAATTGAACCTGCATTAAGAGGACCTAAATGGTTTGCCAGTTTATGTCCTTTTGTAGGTAAAAATAAAAGAGCTATTGATCGTTACCCTAAACCTATTACAAAAACAGCAAAGAATTGTCCAGGAATGTTAGAACTTTTTAAAAATTCTTTTTTAATTAAATTTCCATGTGATCTAATTTTAGAAACTCAAACGACTGGAAAATACTTATGGCAAAAACCAAGTGAAACCAAAGTATTAACCGTATCTCATCAAACAGACGAACAAATAGAATTTAATCAGCCGTTGTCTTCATTGATTATGATTAAATTTGCTCTTCCTTTTATTTTTCAAGCGCCGAAGAATAAAGTAACTCTTCTTGAACCTACCTATTGGAAAAACCAACCTTATAAAATAGCTCCTGGAGTCTTTAATTTTACAAAAGATAAAGCTCCTATGGCTCTTAATGTTATAACCTTGTTTGAAAAAAAGAATAAGATTTACGAATTTAAGAAAGGAGAACCTATGGTTCTTTATTATACTCTTCATCAATCAACTTTAGAACTCAATGAAAATTTAAAGGAATCTTTTGTAAGAAAAAATCTAGGAAGAACTTTTAGTCATAGATGGGGTTGATAATAAAGAAATAAAATGATAAAACACACAACATGAAAGAAGTATTGTTTCAAGTACCCTATTGGCGGTATAAAATAAAACAATGGAAGAAAGTAAAAAAATCTCTCCATGCTCTTATTGAACGTTATCCCTGTATTGCTTTTCAAAATCAAAATTTTTTAACTAATAGACAAATGGGGCGAGAAAAAAGTATGACTTTTGTTCATGAAATTCTTAATATTTTATCAGTTCCTCTTCAGGAATTTGTACAAGAAGTAAAGAATGATTTAAAAATTACGGGTGCATGGGCAACTCGTTATGAAAAAGGAATGGATCAATGGGTTCATACTCATCCCGAAGGTCTTTTTGTAGGAATGCTTTATCTAGACTTTGATCCTAAACTTCATCAATCTACCATGTTTAAACAACCCTACGGTCAATTAGAAACAAATGGTGTTGCCTACACTGCACCAGCAAATGTTCATGAGGGAGAAATGTTTTTTTTCCCAGGCAATATAGAACATTTTGCTCCTGTTAATAAATCCTCTACTCCCCGAACTATTTTAGCCATGGATTTAAACTTCCATGTATAAAAAAATTATTATTGTTGGAGGAGGAACTGCGGGGTGGATGACAGCAGCTACACTTATAAAATTTTTTTCTAAAACAGATATTACTGTTATTGCAAGTCCTGATGAACCCATTATTGGAGTAGGAGAAAGTACTTTAGGTCAAATCAATAATTGGTTAAGAATGTTAGATATTAAAGACGAAGACTTCATGAAAGAATGTGGAGCTACTTATAAATTAAGTATTCGTTTTGAAAATTTTTATCGTCTAGGTGACGGAGGATTTCATTATCCTTTTGGGGATCCATGTCTCCGAGGTACGAAATCAGAACTTAATGATTGGTATTTTAAAAAAATTCTTTATCCTGATACTCATCGAATGGATTATGCTGAATCTTTTTATCCTTCTATGGCTTTGGTATCTCAGAACCGATTAACCGATAAAGCAATCTTTGGAAAAGATTGGAGCCTTGCTAATGATGCTGCCTATCATTTTGATGCTATTAAATTTGGACAATGGTTAAAAAATAAATACTGTCTTCCTAAGGGTGTTAAATATATTGCCGAGCATATTAACACTATTGAGCAAGACGATGAAGGGATTAAATCTTTAAACCATAAACATAAAGCAGATTTATTTATAGATTGTACTGGTTTTAAAAGTCTTCTCTTAGGAAAAGCTCTTAAAGAACCTTTTAAAAAGTATGATTATCTTCCCAATAATCGTGCATGGGCAGTTCAAATTCCATATCAAAATCGCACAAACGAATTTGTACCCTACACTAATTGCACTGCTCTTCAAAATGGATGGGTATGGAGTGTTCCTCTATGGAATAGAATAGGAACAGGATATGTTTATTCTAATAAATATATTTCTGATGAAGAAGCCCTAGAAGAATTTAAATACTATCTAGGACATCCCACCAAACATTATTATCCTATTCATCCTTCTTATGCTCATAAAGATAGAGGAAAAGATGGTGGTGTCCAATGGGATCCACGTTGGATGGATAAATTCACTTTTAAACATATTAAATTTGAAGGAGGATATAGAGAAAGAAGTTGGGTAAAAAATGTATGTGCTATTGGTTTAGCCGCCGGTTTTGTTGAACCTTTAGAAGGAAATGGATTATTCACAGTGCATGAAAATTTACATGTATTATTAAGATGTCTTGGTCGTGAAAAATGTGAAGACCCTATTTCCCAATATATTCGTGATGGTTATAACTATGCTGTTTTACGCCAACTAACCATCTTTGCTGAATTTGTTGGTCTTCATTTTGCTTTATCTACTCGTAGCGATACCCCTTATTGGAGAGACATTAAAAAAAGAACTTTTCCTTTTGGAAAAACTAGTTATGCTACCAGTAGTGATTTTCAACGTTCAACAGTATGCAAATTTGAACTTAATCGTTATCCTCCTTACGGAGGACTTCATTGTATTTCTACAGGACTGGGATGGGATGCTACGGATCTACCTACCTTAATGAAACATAGTTTTATAAATACAGAAAAAGAATTTAAAAAATTATGGGGTGAAGCAGTCAATCATTTAAGCTTCAGAGTTATAGATTGGAAAATAAAAGCTCGAACATGTGAAAGTAGTGAAGAATTTACGAGAAAGAAAATATATGACAAAGACTCTTAAAATTATTTGGTGGTCAAGTATAAAGCATTTAGAAGAAGTTTGTCCCCCGCTTCCGGCTAATAAATTTATTCCTTCATGGTATAAAAATATACATTCCCCCAAAATAGATGCGACTGCCTCTAACGTTAAAGGGTGTCCTTCATTCCCTATGCTATTTTCACAAGGATATGTAATTCCTCTGTGGACAGATGTTGTTTTACGATTTCATAAAAAAACTAATCAATATCAATGGCTAACTCCTGATGCCCAATACCAAATGGAGAGTCATGGTGCTGCTCAATTAATGGATCATCTTCCTGAAGATATAAAAAAAGATATTGCTTTTATTCTAAAACCAACTTGTCCATGGAAATTAATTACTCCTACTGGCTATTCTACCTTACAGCTTCCTATGACTTATTATTTTAATCCTATATTTGAAACCTTATCAGGTATTCTTCCTACAGATAAATGGCATCAAACAAACCAACAAATATTAATTAAAAAAAGTGCATTTGAA